CGCCTTCCTGGAAAACGGCTTCTGCGGTCCGGAAGCCCAGTATTTCACGGGGATAGTTATTGATCCAGTCTTCGACCTTTTGGATCGCTTTCGCTGTGACTTTCCGGAAGTCTGTTCCTTTCGGGAACCAACGGCGGATCATTCTATTCACATTTTCATTTGATCCTCTTTCGTATGACGAATAGGGGTGACAATAGTATATCTTTGTCCTGTTGCCTTTGCGGCGACAGGACTTTTCCATTCCGGCACAGTCAGCGAATTCGGAACCGTTATCGACAGTGATCGTTCGAAAGATTTTGCTGAAATTTGCGCCGTATTCACGTTCAAGGCTATCCAGGACGCGGACCACGCTTCGGGCGGTCTGGTCGCGCATAGGACGAATGATTTCCCGTCTGGACTTTCTTTCGGTCAGAACCAGAAGGGTTTTCTTTGTTTTCTTCTTGCCTTCGACACAGTCCATTTCCCAGTCACCAACGACCGCGCGATCGTCGATTTCTTTCGGGCGGTTTTCGATACTGGTTCCAGCCGGCGGCCGCTTCGCCCTCTTGACTTTGTTATACGGGCGTTTCTTTTGGCCTTTGACAGGAAGGTTCTTGTTCGTGACAGTCAAAAAGACGCCCTTGTCGATATAAGAATACAAGGTCGATTCACAGATCGACGTTTTGAATTCAAGGCCCTGTTCCTTAATTTCACCCAAGACGGCGGCCGGCGAATAACCGTCTTCGGCGATTTTCTTTTCGATATGCTGGGCCAGTTCGTGGTCGTTCCCGATTTTCAAGTCCGTACCTTTTGCGGCCAGGTGTTCACGGTAAGCCGCTTCGGCCATTTCCGGACTGTATCTTTCTTCTTCGGTCAGGTCGGAATTCGTATGAATATAACGGCCACGCTTGATTTCGTTGTAGATCGTTTTCAGGTGAACGCCGATTTCGTCAGCGATTTCCTGTTTGTGGCGCTTGTCCTTTAACATTGTTTCTATTTTCAGTCTGTCAGTCCAGGACAGGTGTTTGAATCTGCGCTTTTTCATTTTGATTCCTCCTGATATGCAAAAAAGCCCCGTCCGTTCATGGACAGGGCTTTCGTTTTATTGTTTGGTTGTGCGGGCTATATATTCGACCAGTGCTTCTTTGATAAAAGCGTTTACACTCATACCGGCCGCGCTGGCGGCTTGAACGATCTTTTCTCTGTCGCCTTTTGGAACTGTTATTTCGATTCGGTCATAGGATTTCTTTCGGAAGCGTTTGTTCGCTTCAATTTGCGCTTGTGCCATAGTGTAGTCACCTCTTTCTGTCGAATATTATATAATACCGGTATTATATTGTCAAGGGGGGGAACAAAAAAATAAAAGACCCTGGCGGTTCAAAGGTTCGCCAGTGGTCCGTTGTGTTATTCGCAGTCTTCGGACAGTAACCAGTCGACGGTTACGTCCAGGATTTCAGCTATTATCATAAGTTCATAGTCGGCGACGAAGCGCGTTCCGATTTCGATTCTGCTGACGCTGTCGCGCTCCATAGTGATTCCGGCTATTTGTAGTTTGGCGGCGAAGTCGGCCTGTGACAGCCGCTTCTTCAATCGTGCTTCGCGGATTCTGTTTCCGCTGATGTTCTTCCGGCCTTTATAGTCATAGATTTTCAAGTTGTGACCTCCTTCCCGAAAATTTTGTGTTAATGTTCAGCGTCATTCTTGTTTTTAACACATTTTTCACGTATAATTGTGTTAAAGGTCAGAACCTTATAAAGTTTACAAGTAGGAAGGGGGGATATAATGCGAATAGTCGCTATTATATTCGGAATCCTGGCCGCGATTGTCGATCTGATCCTGGTGATTGTGTCGATCGCGGTTCCGGAAGTATCATTGTGGGGCTGGATCGTCGTCTTGACCATTGTCACCGTTGGGCTTTTTTTCAGTGCGAACAAGGTCAAGAAGCAGAAGGAAGCCAGACAGGCGGCACAAGTGGCCAGAAACACGCCGTTCATGGAAGAAACCGCGATTTCAGCGATCGCACAGGGCGAACTTCCTGTTGTAACGGGGACGCCGGTTCTTTTGGAAGAAGGCGAAGTCGCCCATTATTACGCGCCGGCGACGAAGATCGTCACGAAGAACAAGGCTGTCGGCCGAACCGGAAGCGGTGCTGGCGTCCGTGTCCGCGTTGCGAAGGGCGTGTCGGTAAGCACTGGCGGCGGTTCCAGTCGGACGGTTTACGGCGAAGTGACAGAAACCTATTCAGGCGCTATCGTTTTAACGAATAGGCGGATCGTCTTCATTCATAACCAGGCCGGTTTCGAATGTAAGATTTCAGCATTGACAGCGGTGACACCTGTCGACGGCTCTGTCGTCGTACAGGCCGGATCGAAGACATATCAGTTTTCAGTCGCGCGACAGGACCTTTTCGTGTCGGCTCTTTCAATGGTCACCGGAAAATAAAAAAAGGCGGTCAGGGAATATCCCTGGCCGCTTTCCTTTTGCCGCTATGCTTTTTTCAGGTTTGCCGCATTGACGGCCGCTGTGACTGTCTTTCCGATACCAATGACCACACGGTCGCCGTCGGCTTCGATCACGTCATATTTGTCATAATAGGTCTTGAAGGCTTTCCCTGTGTAGGTGACAGCTTTCAGGACCTTTACTTTATCACCCTTCTTGAAAGACTGGGCGGCCTGGGTGTCTGCCGGAATTTTGATTTTCTGGCCGACGCGGATCAGGTTCGCGTTTGCGATCCTGTTATAAGCCGCGATCTTCTGATAGGTCGTCCCGTACTTCTGGGCGATCTTCGACAGTGTTTCGCCAGCTTTGACAGTGTGGATCACTTCGCCAGTGGCCGGTTTATTCTCTGCCGGCCTTTCGGCACTGGCGCCCAGGCGGCGGTTGACTTCGGCCGCGATTTCACCGTGGCGGTTATACAGGTAGTCGCCAGGACAAGCCTTGTTTGCATAATCGCGGTGAACGGTCATATTGCACCCGTTCAGGTGATTCATACGGTCCTTTTTGTTGGTGGACCACACAAGGCGTTTGATCCCGTTTCGCTTGCAGATGTCAGTCACCAGGTCAAGAAGCGCGGCGAACGCCTTTTCATTGACTGCGTAAGGGTGCTTTGTATCGGACGCGACTTCGATCGTGATCGCTCTGTTATCGTTGGACGCGGAAGAACTACACCAGGAACGGTCCTTTTCTTCCACATACATTCCGATTTTGCCGTCGAAGCCGATCCCATAGTTTGAAGACGCCTGTCTGGAAGTAGGCGTGAAGATGTTTCCCAGGGTTTCGACCGAACACTGGCCAACGACACAGTGGATCGTGATCGTGTCGATCGCGTGATTTCTGGGGCTGTTCTTATTCGGGGAAATGCGTGTATAGCTTACAAGTGGGCTGTTACTCATTTTCGTTCCCTCCATTTCCGGCCATGAAGCCGATCTGGACATTTCCGGCGTTGGTTGCTTCCGGCTCCGATACGTTTTCCACATTTTCCACGGAACCGGTGTTCAAAATAGCAACGAACTTCGTGAAGGCTTCCTTGATGTATTTACAGGACACAAGCAGAACGGCGCCAATGATGACCAGGTCGGCGAAAATGTCCGTGTATTCGTCAGGAATAGTCCAGCCGACTTCGTTTGCAAAAATCGGAAGTGCAGTAATAGCCGTACACAGAAGCGTCAGGCCAACGACGAAAACAAGGATTTTCAAGCCGCTTGCGATCAGCTTTTCGCGGTCGAAGTCTTCCTTCCTGATTTTGATGTTGTACCACAGGGAAAAGGCGACGTTTGCCAGGTATGCACACAGAAAGATCAGCATAGCCCAGCCGATATTTGTCAGATTTTCAAGTAATGCGTTAAACACGTTTATACCTCCTTCGTGTCATTGTAGATTTCAGGACCATATATTTTTCGAAGTTTGATCCGGTTTTCGGCCTTCGCTTTGCTGAAATAAAAGCCGGTCGCGGTGGCCAGTTCGCCGAAGACCGAAGGGATCAAATACGCCAGGGGCGCGGTGTCGCTTGTTTTCCATACAACGGCCATAGTAAAAGCCGACACTATAAGCGTGACGGCTCCGACTATGGTTATAATGATTTTAGAAAACTCGCGTTTCTTTCTGTGCGGTTTCACTTATTTTCCAGGTCCTCCAAGTCCTCTATACGGTGATTCGCGGCCTTTATTTTTTCTTCAAGAACGGCCGCCTGTTCTTCCAGTTTGAAGGTTCGTTCCACGACGGAATTGTGTTTATCAACTTTCTTTTCAAGAAGTTCCAGGCGGTAGGCAATAAGGGCGGAACTTTTTCGGTTTGCGAAGTAGGTTCCGGCCAGTGTACCGATCAGCGACAGAATGCCGACAATGATTCCTTCGGTCATTTTGTCACCTCCGTCCAGCCATAGACGCCAGGCTCCCAGACGTTCGCGTCAATGTTAGATGTCCAGTGTTTCCCGTTGTGGGACACTTTGTCGCCGCTGTTATAAGCGTCATGGGCGCCGATCGGCTGGGACCAGGCCGGCCATTCTTCCGTCGGATCACCGATTTTCTTCCAAAGGGAAGCGGTGGCGTCAGGCGTCCAGTCGGCTTGTGAAGTGTGGGCCTGAACACAGCGGAAAAGTTCACCGTTATACTGGCGGATATTGCCGACAGCATACGCCACAGGATAGGTCCAGGGGGCGAACTGGCTGACGTTTTCCGTTGCGGTTGTGTCGTCGATCTGGCCGGCTTCGGCCAAAGTGACGAAGGCGATCGAAGTCGCGCGCAAGGCGGCATTGACAGGATTTTGTTCTTCCTGGGCTTTTGCCTGGGCCATGCTCACGCTTTCGCATTGTGTAGGGTCAAACATTTCGAATTCCTCCTTTCGTTTAGGCGAAACGGATCGTCGCCTGGGTGATTTCGATTTCCTGGGTTCCCTTCGTGATATAGAAGCGATAGCCCAGGCCATAGCCTTTCGCGGCGGTCGTATTCGTGAAGACGTGGACAAGTCTGTTCGCCTTGTCAGTGATGTCTACCCACACCGGCGAAGTGTCGAACGGGTTGTTCGTGACTTCCAGGTGAAGGGTTGCGTCTGCCGGAATCGTCGCCGGATAAAGGGAAACAAAGACCTTCTGAACCAGGGCGTCCGTATTGAACGCGCGCGCCGCCGCGATACGGCTGACGGTGCGGCTGAATGTGATCTTTCGCGTTGCGCTTCCGCCGGTGCTGTCGGTGGCCGTGATCGTCAGGACGTGGGTTCCGGAAAGAAGCGGAAGCCATACACTGGACAGGTCGACGGTATTCTGGGCGCCGCTGGTCGCGGTATAGGTGCGAAGCGTGATCGTCTGGGTTTCGTTGGTCAGCTTTTCCGTGACCGTGATCGTCTGGGTGGCCGCCTGGGCGTCTGTGACCGTGTACTGGTATGTAAACGGCGCCGTTTTCGCTCCCAGGTTTTGATCCGAACCGCTGATCACGGGCGGCGTGTTGTAGGAAATGGTTTTCGCCGATCCGGTACAGTAACCGGATTCAAGGCCGTTTGCGTCGACTGCTTTCACACGCGCCGTGTAAGTTGTGCCGGACGTCGGAACTGTGTCGGTGAAGGTCTTCGCCGTGGTGATCCCTAACTGGACATAGGCGCCGGAATCAATCTTCCTTTCCCAGACGTAGGAAATGGCGTCGCCCTCCGGATCGGTAGAACCGCCCGTCGAAAGGACCAGGCTGTTTCCGGCTTGCGGTGTGCCGTAGGAAATAGAAGAAGGATCAGACGGCGGCTGGTTCCACTGTAAGATATAGGCCCCGTCGGTGTCTGTTGAATCGGATACCAGATTCCCAGATTCCAAATACAAAGCCGGCCGAACGCCATAGTAGCCACCGTACGCGCGGTCGTAGTTCAGACTGCCGTCCGCGCGGACAACGCGCGCATAGTACGCGTAGCCGGCGTACGGGGTTCTAAGCCACCAATACCAATAAGAAGACGCGTTCAAGCTGGAACTTGTATATTCCGAATTGCTGACGGCTTCGGCGGTCGGGTAGCACTGGCGCCGCGCGGCGCTGGAAAAGTAGGACCACAGGGTCCCTTCGGCCACGCTGTTTTCGTTGGACAGGCCGACTTCGGTATTTGACAGAAGAAAGACCTTTCGGGTAATGTCTTCATAACCGCCGCCGTCGGTGACGGTATTCTTTGCGACACGGATCACGGCGTCCAGGATAGCCTTTCGGAAGTCCGATTCGAAGTTGGACAGGAATCCGGCTTCGGTGTCGTATTCGTTGTAGTTGCTCCACACGTTGTCGTTGTTCGGCGGTGCGTCGTAGCTGTGACGCGCGGAATACCAGGACGCGGCCTGGCTGTTCAACCACTGGTCGATATTAGACTGGGAATAGCGGTTGTTTCCGTAGCTTTGACGGCTACTGTTCGGGTTCGAAGATTCCTTCGCGTCGAAGCATTTCAGGGTGATCATTTTCTCGGCTACCAGGCCCGTTCGGCCGTTGGCTGTGTCCTGGGTTCCCACGATCCACCTGATCACTTTCCCGTTGTATTTCGTGTTCGTCGACTTGACAACGCTTCCAACGGGCAAAGCGGATAGTAATTTTGCCATAGGTTAATCCCTCCAATTCATTCTTGAACAGGTTGAAGAACAGGTCGTCCGTCTTCCTGATCAAGTGGTAACTGTTGCCGTGTTCGGCGTGACCGGTCCACGAAGAATAGGATTGAAGAATCGTTTCGAAGTCGATCCGGCCTTCGTCCAGAAGGTGACGGTATTTCTTCAATTTCCTTCGGATTCGGTTCTTGCTTTCACGGCGGACTTTTCTGACGACCTTTCCGGTGTCGGTCAGATAGGTCCTAAATCCCAGGAAGTCGATTCCCTGGGTTAAGGGGAAAATAGCCGTCTTTTGATTCAATTCCAGTCCTAAAGGGACCAGATACTTCTTGATTTCTTCCAGACAATAACGAAGATAGTCCTTGTCGGGGTGAATCAAATAGAAGTCGTCCATGTAGCGGCCGTACATTTTGATTCCCAGACGTTCTTTGATCATGTGATCCATTCCGGACAGGTACAGAACGGCGAACCACTGTGAAGTATGGTTTCCGATCGGGATTCCTGGTCCTTCGGTGGAATCTATGATCATATCCAGAAGCCACAAGACGTCGCGGTCTTTGATAAGCCGGCGAAGCTGTTCTTTCAGAACGTCGTGATTGATACTGTAAAAATACTTTCGAATATCGCATTTCAGGACCCAGCCGTCCGCCCCGTTCTGTCGGTAGTACCTCGACATGAAATATTTCAGGCGGTCAAGTCCGAAGTGCGTTCCTTTGCCTTTCTGGCTTGCGTAGTTGTCGTATATGAAAGTTTTCGAAAGGTACGGTTCCAGGACATTATCGCAAAGACTGTGCTGAACGATTTTGTCGCGGAAGCTGTTATACATGATCAGTCGTTCCTTCGGTTCTTTCACAATGAAGCAGTTATAAGGCGACAGGCGGTATTTGTGGGCTGATAACATGAAATGAACGAACATAAGGTTTTCAAGGACGTTCACTTCGTATTTGCAGACCGCATATTTCCACCGTTTACCTTTGCGCGCTTCTGTATACGATTGATATAGACTGTTAAAGTCGATCACCTTCGCGAAGTCAGAAAGATTCAATGTCTGGTCTTCGCTCAAAATAAAAATCCTCCTTGACGCTTACAGTCCGGCCGTCACAGTAGGAAGGCCATTCGTCGTCAATCTTGTGTTTACCGTGGCCTTTCCGGCACTTCGGAAGGAAATGACCTCCTTTGTTGGGGTACTCTGTTTTCAGGTTCTTCGCCTTACTCGGTCGCGTTTTCCACCAAATCCGGCCGAACGCCATTGTTGCCATTGTACGCGTTGTTGTTGTTCAGACTGCCGTCCGTGTTGACATTGCGCGCATTGTTCGCGTTGCTGGCGTTCGGGGTAACAGGTCATTCCCTAAATATCATTACACGCTTTCCGGTATAGGGTCCGACGGGGCGATCGCTTCGGCGGTGTCCTGTTCGGCCTTGTACCATTTCGCGGTCATGAACTTAACGTCCAGGGTCAACTTTGTCCAATAGTCAAAGGTGTCCTTGTCGATATAGCTTCGCTTCTTCGATAATTCGATCATGTGAAGCAGTTTCTTGCACTCGGTCAAGGCGGCCCTTTGTAGACGAAGCCGTTCTGTCCGGTCCGCTTCTGTGCGGATCGGAAATATTTCGTTTGCTTCCAGTAGGCCGTCATATATGGCCATGACGTGGCCCTGAATCTTGTTTGTGATCGAAAAACGGACACGTTTCGGAAAGCGTTTCGCGTTGTCGGTCAGGTCCAGGGTGTAGTCGATCAGCTTTTCGGCCACCGGAAGAACGTGAAGCGGGCTGTCATTTTTATTCGAAGTCCGCTGGTAGTTTCTTCTTGTTCCCATAGATACACCTTCGCTTTCGGATATTTTCGACGGTTTCCGGATCGCCGGAATAGTCGAAGCCATAATCACGAAGGACGACGGTTTCTTCCTGTCCTTCGTAGGTTACGCCACACAGGACCACGCTGTCGCCCTCACAGTGGCCACAGACGGGCCGAATTTCCGTGAATAGGTTCGATATAAGGCAAGACGTTTCCGACGGCGTGGCGCCGATTCTGGTCATAAATAAAGACGGTTCAGGGATTGATCCAGAATACCTTCCGGAATTCCTGTTCCGTCGTAGCCTTTCCAGTATTGAAGCTGTGCAGAAACGAAAGTGTGTGTGACGGTTGTTCCGGTGAATCCGGTGTTTAACTGTTCAAGGATCGACTGAATGTCGTTGTCCTGGCGCCGCTGAACCTGTTCCGTGGTTTCGCCGGTCGTTTCGTTGATCGTTGTCGCGGCCTGGGTATGAAGCACAGGCGCGGCGTATGCGGTCATTTGTGCGGTTGTCACGAAGGAACCGACGCCCACCTGGACAGATACAGCCGCCGCTTCCTGGTTGGTGATAAAGACAGCCAGGTCGTGAATGTGGACCGTGTCGGCGTCCTCTTCAAAGGTTGTCGCCGGAAGGACGTTGTCGCTGTCTTCGCCGTCAAGCCAGCCATAACAGAAAAGAATTTCGTTTCCGCTGATGTCCAAGCCGAAGACGCCGATTTCCCTGATCCAGACATTCGCTTCCAGGCCTTCGTTTGTCACCTGTACGGGAATTTGCATGATCGAAGGGGAACCTTCGACCAGTTCCTTTTCGGACAGGCTGGCGCTGACGTTTTCCGCGTTTACAAGATCGGTCAATGTGTTCGGGCTGACCTGGGCGACGCCGCTTCCGGCGGCCGCGCGTGTCAGTATCAATTTTTGTCCGGACGCGATAAGGGCCGTTAGGGCTTCGCTTCCGCCGTCCGTGACAATGGACTTGAATTTTGCCATTTGCTTTTCCTCCTTACGTTGCCGGCGTGTATTTGTGCCGGTTCATTGTAGCCATAGCGGAACAGGCGGCCGTTTTGGCCGGTTGGTCGTCTTGTGGAATATCCGTCCGCAAGCGAAGAACCAGATTCGCCGGAATCATTTGTCCCAGGGTCGCCGCCAGGGCGTCGCGCTGGGCGTAGCCTTCCAGGCGGATTCTGATATATAAATCGTAGGCGTTTTCGTTTAGGGTGACTGTGAAGTCTTCGCTGACCGTTGCAAGGTATTTCAAAAGGGTCCTGTAAGTATAGGGAAGCTGATCCAGGTACTTAATCAGGATTCGGTCGCGGCGGTCCTGTAATGTGTCCACAGGCTCCACAGAAAGCCCCAGAATCTTTTCCCAGCGTTCGCACCCATATTCGGATAGGGACACCAGAAAGAAGTCGTCAGCGGCCGATTTTACGTCACTGACGACCTTTTCGAATTCAGGTTGTTCCGCGTTGGCGATCTGCTGAAATTCAATCAGTTCTTGCAGACAGCGCGGCCAGTATTCTTTAAGAACCATTTGTTACCACCCCCAGAACTGGAATCGCATTTGAAGCCAGGGAAATATTCTGTGTTCCGCCGTTGATTTTGGTTCCGGTGATGTCGATTACGCCTTCGACGTTCAGGACCTTTGTTTCGATCTGGCTGACGCGGACGACAAGGTTTTCTTGTTCGTCCCAGGTTTTGGCCAGGCTGTCAAAGTAGTCCTGAATAGCTTTCTTCACAGACGTTTCGACGGTCGACCAGGTGGCCGAACCGGAAAAAGTCAGCGTGAAAGACACGTTGATCGTGGTTCCGGTCACGCCTTCGACTGTGACGACGTGTCCGATCGGGGCGATACCGTCACCGACGCCCTGGTTCTGAACCGGATCGACGGCTGTTTGAACGCTGTTGACAAGGTCAGAAGAAGGGATTCCCCAGTCGCTATTTACAAAGACGATCTTCACGGTTCCGCCGCCATTCCACACAGGGAACACTTTGACGGCGCCGACACCTTGAAGAAGTTCGACCTTTGTTTTATAGTCGGCCTTGTTTCCGCCGTATGCCTGGGCCTGTAAGCTGTCCATATAACGGTCAAGAAGGTCTTCATCGCTTTCTTCGTCTTCACCGTTGATCAGAATGTCCGCAAGTCTGGCCGCGCCCAGTCCTTCCACGTAGTCGATCGGGAAAAGGTTCCCCTGGTACTGGTTGCCGGCCGCGCCTGGTGTTTCACACAGAAGGCGAAACTGTCCGGTTGCGATCTTTTCGGTGACGGTATAGTTCAGATTGTCACCGGAAAAACGCGTTCCGATCGGCACGTCCATAGCGGCGCCGTTTCCGTCTTCAAAATAGCCCTTTCGAATTGCGGCGGTTGCCGGTGTTCGGAAGATACTTCTTTCGCGGACTTTCTTTGTCAGGTCGTCGCCGGATTCCGTATCAGGAAAAGCGCGGTCCATAAGGTAGGCCAGTTCGATATACATGATCGCCAGTTCGGCCGCCGCCGGCGCTATGGCGTCATATACGACGGAACCTTCGCGTTTGTCGATAGAAGAAGACACGCGGTCCAGACAGCGGTCCATAATGTTTTCGAAGGTCATATCCTCATACATTCGCGTTCACCTCGCTTTCAATAGGTATTTCGCCGAAGATAGTTTCGGCCGTGAACTTCACGGAAGCGGTTCTTTTGTCAATCTGGGCCACTTCGAAGTCTGTGACGTCGGTGATCCGGCTGTCCGCCAGAAGGGCTTCGCGAATTACACGTTTTATTTCACTTGCAAACACTTGATAGCTTTTCCCGACAACGGCGTTCAGTTCAATTCCGTAATTCCAGGAATAGATCAGGTATTCGAAGCGTTCTGTTTGCAGTATCTTGTAAATGGCCTGTTTCATGGCTTCCGTTTCATCACAGAAGCCACCGACGCGGCCGGCGTCGAAGTCGATTTTGAATGTTCTTGTCGGCGCTTCGGCGGCGGTCTGAACCTCCACGTCTTCGCCGATCGTTACGTTTAACGCGTTCGGTATCATAAAATCACACCCTTCCCAGGACAAGGAACGCCTGTCCGCCAGCATTTCGCAGAAGGACCACTTTGTCACCGACGGCCAGGCCGTAATAATATTCGGACTTTGCGTCGGTGTTGGTCTGGTAGTTGCCTTTCAAGGTGTGGGAATGTGCCGCGAAGGACGCGTCGCCGCTTCCACCTGACTTTTCTTCGGTGGAAGGGCTACCCTTGACGCCGGTGTGGTAGTGGGTAGGATAGAAGCCGGCCTGGAATTCCTTCATAACCACAATAGCGTCGCCGGATATATCGAACCGGTTGTCGACGCGGATCGTCAAGGGCGACGTCTTCGTCACGGAACCGAACAGAAAAGCCGTCGGCATACCGGCGTCGCTGGTCGCTTGTGCGACTTGTTTCATAGTTTCAAG